GCGTTCAACCTGACTCTCATATCGTCACGCCGTATGTCAATAACATCGAATAGAATCCGCTAATGGCTAAGAACAAAAGTAGAGGCGAGCGCAATGACAATCGCCCAAATGGTAAGGCTTCTAAAAAGCATCCCAAGACTAATAAAAAGACTGGGCGCACTATTGGTGGTTATTCTCCCGCTAAATTAAAAATTAGGGCTGCGAAACGCGCGCAAATGAGGCAAGTTTCAGAACCCGCGTTGTAAGGTAACCCTGTTGGTCAGATACCAACAAACTAGGTAGCAAGCTAGGCTTCGAGTGATATTTAAGCCTAAAAAACCCTCGCCTTAAAAAGCGGGGGTTTTTGCTTACGGCGCGCCTTAAACACTTGTCCACAGATTTAAGTTAGGCTTCCCCACAAAAGGGAGGCAACCAATGGCGATAGCTGATCTACTCAATCAAGCAATGACTGAAAATATTCCACTTTGTAGCATGGGGAAAATTCTTAAGTCACTTAATGAAAAAGATAGAGAAGCCATAGAAAAGGCTCAGCAAAACGGCGTACCCGCAAACACGATCTTCAATGTTCTTAAATCAGAGGGTTACAAAATAAGCACGAATTCTTTGTATTTACATATAAAAGGGGGTTGCCGATGTCCAAAAGAGTAAATGACATTCTTGCCCAAAGGCAAAAAGATTACGGTGACGCTTATACGGAATTTACGCGCGTTGGCAGAATATGGAGCGCGCTTCTTGGCATGGATGAAGATATAGCTCCACACGAAGTTGCGCTGATGATGGATGCGCTGAAATCTATTCGCATCACTAAAAACCCTTTTCATGAGGACTCTTGGAACGACAAAGAAGGTTATACCCAACTTGGCAGAAAGATTGTAGGCATAGATGAGTCTTGAAGATAAACTAAAAGAAACTGATCCGCAGGTAGTTGAACTGCGTAATGCTTTACTGAACGCACAAAGGCAACTGGCTAAGGTCAAGAAGAACCGCGATGACTTTACTGCTGCCGTAGTTCAAGCGGCTCACGATGCAATGCTTTCGGCTGGCCCACTACCCGCCGTTCCTACACCTGTAAAAGACACTCGCACAAAGAAGGCTGAGGTTGCGCTATTGCACTCAACCGACTGGCAATTAGGCAAGCACACTTTGACATACGACAGTAAAGAGTGCGAACGCCTAGTCAAGCAATCTATTGAGAAAACAATTTTGCTCACTAACATCCAACGCGCAGATCACCCTGTAAAAGAAGTTGTTGTGATGTTTGGTGGAGATCATATTGAGAACACAACAATATTCCCAAGCCAAGTCTATGAAGTTGATTCAGATGTTATGAGTCAGTTTGTAGATGCTTCTCGAATTATGATTGAGATAACCCGCACACTCTTGGCTAACTTTGAGAAAGTTACAATTATCTGCGAGCCGGGCAATCACGGAAGAATCGGAAAGTTTGGCGAACTACCTAAAGATATTAACTGGGATAAGTTGGCATTTATGTTTGCAGGTCAAGCTCTGAAAGATGAGAAGCGTTTGACTTGGCAGATGACTAAAGAGGACATACAGCGTGTCACAATAAAAAATTACAAGGCTCTCCTTATTCACGGTGACGAAATTCGTTGGGGTACTGCATCTACAATCGTTCGCTTTGCTGATCGTTGGAAATCAGGTGCGTATAAGTTCTTTGATGAGGTAGATAAGATCACCAAGGGTTTTGACTTCCGCGATCTCTATATTGGTCACTATCACCAACACCAAAGTTGGAATATGGCTAACGGCGAGGGAAGTGTTTTTATGAGTGGCGCAGTTGAATCAGGTAATCGCTACGCAAGAGATTTACTTGCCAGCAATGGTGTTCCTTCTCAACGCTTACACTTTATTGACCCTGAAAAGGGGCGAGTAACAAGCGAGCATAGATTATGGCTGGACTAATGAGAAAACCTTGGGTCAAACCTAAAGAATTAACTCTTGAAGATTTAGCGTGGCTTATGTTTGAGAAAACTACATTCCTTGAAGCCCAAGAGTTTGCCTACGATCTAGGCTATGAGATTGTGATTAGGTGGAAAGAATGACAACAATCGTGGCTCAACAAAATGAGGATGGCGTGGTTTTTGGTGCTGACTCGTTGGTAACTGCTAACCGCAAATTCAATCATCCACGAATGGTCAAGATTTCACAACGCGGTGATTTTATTATTGCCGGGGCTGGCGAAAGCGCGGCTTGCGACATAGCTCAGCACATTTGGTCACCGCCTAAACCAACGGCAACCGATAAGAAAGATATTTACCATTTCATCATTTCTAAAGTTGTTCCATCGCTCAAACAATGTTTTAAGGACAATGACTACAAGTGGGATAAAGACCCTGATGATGACTACAACTTTGCTTTCCTCATTGCCGTATGCGGTGAGGTGTTTGACATCGCCGATGACTTTGCAGTTAGCTTAGACTCATCGGGATTTTATGGCGTAGGTTCGGGTTCAAGTCTTGCCATTGGTGCGCTTGAAGCAGGGGCAGATATTCACCAAGCCCTAGAGATCGCTAGTAAGCACGACCCCTACACAGGTGGGCCGTATATGTTTATGGAGCAGTTGAAGGCTTAATCTTCCTCGGCTATTTCATCCTGCCCGAAGTCAATAGTGCCAATTTGGGTGATGTCTAATTCTTGATTCTTGGCTGCCATAAGCCCGGTTACAAAAAGGGTACTGGCGCGGTTACAAATGTCGTCAATTTGGTCAGGGTACTTTAGCTCAGCCTCTACCACAACGGCAAGGCTCCATAGGCTGATTTGTACGCGAATCATAGGTCTATCTTGGCAGAAAACACGCGGGCGCGGTGCTTCACAATCCGTAATCTATCGTCTAAGGTTCTCGCAACTGGTCGGAGAGAACCGACCCCTATAGAAAGAAGGCAAAAGTGGCTAGATTCAATTTAGACGAGTACGACACAGTTGAATCCCGAATTAAGAAGTTTTGGGAAGGCTATCCAAATGGTCGAATTTTGACCGATGTTTTATTTGATGATGATAAGCGCAAAGTTATTAAAGCTCTTGTTTATCTTGACAAAGAAGATCAACGCCCAACAACAACAGGGATGGCTGAGGAAATTGTCGGCTCATCTATGGTCACAACATCCAGCGCACTAGAAGTATGTGAAACCTCAGCAATAGGTCGCGCGCTTGCCAACTTCATGTTCTCAGGCAACAAACGCCCAAGCCGTGAGGAAATGCAGAAGGTCGAACGCTATGAAAAGAATCCACCAAAACTTAAAGCAGTACGCACACTTACGCCTGAGCAACTTGCTCGTTTAGAAGGCATATTAAAAATCATTGGCGAAACAAACGATGTGGATAACCTTCGCAAAATTTGGGGCGATGAAAAAGATTTTTTGGATGACAGGGTTGCAGGTACGACTCTTAAAGATGCTCTCAACAAGCGCGTACAGGAATTAGCATGAAGCAAACATCCATAGAGGCTCGCGCCAAGATTGAGCCAAAGATCGGAACATTGCGCCGAAAGGTCTATGAGTTATTTCTGAATAGAGGGATGGGCGGTCTTACCGATCAGGAGATTGAAAAATACCTGCATCTTGACGGTAATACCGTTCGCCCAATCCGAGGCTCACTTGTAGAAGGTGGGTTTGTAATTGACACAGGAACTACACGCAAAAACGATAAGGGTAATAACTGCATTGTTTGGCGTTCAGCCGATGAAGGGATGTTGCTATGAAGATTATCTGCACAACTAAACAGCATTGGAAGATCAAGGATGGCAAGTTAATTCTTGGTGCTAAAGACGATGAGTTTCTTGCTCAACAACTTACCAAGATGACTGTTCGCATAGAGGCTGAAATCCGCTTAGATATTTACGAGAAGATTTGTGCCATTGACTTTGTTAATGATCGCAAGACAATCGTGAAATCAGGCATTGAGAATGTAGCTTTACAAGTGCAAGATATTTGTGCGCGTATTGCGTTAGGAGAACTTAAATGATTAAGGTCACCTCATACGGACAAACAAACGATTGGGGCTTTGCTATCAAATACAACCCCGATTACAAAGATATATCTATTGACTTTCTTAAGTGGTATTTAGCGATTGGAATAACTAATGACAATTAAAACAGGTTCAGGAATGTCCGATGACTGGGGCTTTGGCATCTTCATCAACATCCAAGATCGCTCCTTTTGTGTCAGTTTCATCAAGTTCTACTTCTATGTAGAGGTATGGAAAAAATGAGCGTAGTTACCCCGGAGCAAGTTGAACGCCGACTCAAAGAGTTAAGCAAACTCATTGACGAAGCCCACGATCAGTTAGTAGATAGCGAGGCTAACTATCACCGCAACAAGGCTGAATACGAATTGGCTATGGCTAAATCTCGTATAGGTCTTGCATCTAAATCATCGCCTACTGGCAAGAACTACACAGTTGGAGAGCGTGAGGATATGGCACTTATTGAAAATGGCGATCTACACAAACAGACTGCTACCGATGAAGCCATCGTCAAAGCTAACCGCGCAAATGTCGCTCGACTTCGAGTGCAAGTAGATATTGCTCGCTCTATTGGAACTTCGGTTCGGACAGGGATGGATGTAGCGTGATTGGATTTATTTGGGTTGCAGTTTTAGTCTTATCCGCGCTTATTGGAATTGGGTTTGGGCTTCTTGGTCTTGCTCAGTTCAAATACTGGAAGCGTAAATACTAATGAGCGATATAGCAAAGATGCTGATTGGCTCATTATCGGCACACGATGAAACTCGTGACCGATCTACTCAGACTGACATCGGCCCATCTCAAATAGGAGATTGCCGGCGTAGAGTCTTTATGCAGATCACTAACGCGCCAAAAGTCAATCAGACAGATTCTATTGCGGCGATTATGGGTACATTCATTCACGCTGGAATTGCAGAAGCAATAAAGCGCGATGACCCATTCGGTGACAACTTTATGATCGAGCAAGAGTTCGCCTATGAAGGCTTGCGCGGTCATATAGACCTATACATCAAAGACAAAGCGCAAATTATTGACTGGAAAACTACTAAGGCTAAAAACCTGCGTTTCTTTCCTAGCGATCAACAGCGTATGCAGGTTCAAATTTATGGGTACTTGCTAGAGATGAACGGCTTACCAATAGAAACTGTGACTCTTGTTGCACTAGCTCGTGACGGTTCATCAAAAGATATTAAGGAACACTCCGAGCCTTATGACAGGAAAATCGCTGAACAAGGATTAAAGTGGCTCGCAGAAGTAAAAGATGCGGCTGAAAAGAACTTACCTCCTGCCCCTGAGAAGGAAGTTTATTTCTGTCGTGACTATTGCGATTACTACGATGCGACAGGGGTTAATGGATGTCCAGCAAAATAACCCTCGATGATGCTTCTCAGCGTTATCGGGTAACTAAGCGCACCGTTCATAGGTGGATAAAAGATCACGCCATTACTCAATTTGATGATGGCACTTATGACGGCGAGCAACTTGATAATGCGGTGAACAACACCATCCCGGTTATTCACGGCTATATGGATGTGGATTGGGATAGAGCAGCGTGTAAAAACCTGCCCACGGAACTGTTTTACAAAGTTGAGGAACGCAACGCGCTGAAAGTCATTGACCTTGATGTATTTCGCTTTACCTGTACGCCTTGCCCTATTTGGAAACAATGCCTAGGGTATGCGTTCAAGAACGAGCGATACGGCGTTTGGGGCGGGATGACCGCAGATGAGAGGAGATCACTTGACGATAAAAAAGATTCAGAGATGAGAACCCAAGTGATGAGCGACTTTGCTCGATTTGGCGTATCAGAGAAAATGATTAACGAGGCGATTGGAAAATAATGACATCACTACCGTATATGCAGTTTTATGTCAGCGACTACTTGGCTGATACGGCTCACTTGAACGCAGCGCAAAATGGAGCATATATGTTGCTTCTAATGAACTACTGGCAAAGAGGTAAGCCACTAGACAATTCAGGTGATCGCCTTGCTTTTGTAGCTCGTATGACCCAAGAAGAATGGGATGACAACAAAGACATCCTTGCTGAATTTTTTTGGATTGACGGAGATATTTGGACTCACGCTAGGGTTGAAAATGATCTCGCTAAAGTTCGAGAGAAGTCAGAACAAGCCTCATTTGCGGGTAAAAAATCAGCCGTTCAACGGATGTCCAAAGACCGTTCAACGGATGTTGAACAAGCGTTCAACCATAAAGAGGAAGATAAAGATAAAGATAAATACATATACACCGAGGATTTTGAAAAGTTTTGGAATACCTACCCCATCAAGATCGGAAAAGCCTCAGCACTCAAGGCTTGGACTAAGGCAACAAAGAAAAACTTACCTAATCTCATCATTGAAGGCGCAGAGCGTTACGCCAAAGACCCTAACCGAGAACCTGAATTTACAGCTCATCCCGCGACTTGGCTGAATGGAGAGCGTTGGTTAGATCAACCACTACCACCTAAACGGTCTAAGGATGGCTTTAGAGGCGTTATTAACACTCCAACCATAGTGCCACCTAGGTTCACGGCTGACGATGCCCCCAAGGGCGTTCCAGTACCGAAGAACATCCGCGACATTGTGCGAAGTATGTCCGATAAGTCCTAGTAATCTGTTATGATTATCGTAAGCATTACGCAACCGCAAGGGGGTGATTATGACTACTGCAATCGTTAATCCGGGTTTTGTTCAACCGGGTGACCAAGTTAAATTTGGCAACTCAATTTTCACAGTTAAATCCTCTGAGGCTGATTTATCAGGAGCTTGGGATTTCTATTTAGAAAACGAGAATGGCGCGACCCATAAAGTCGTGACTGACTCAGTTACCCTTATCGGGTGATTTCTTTCTCGTGCGATGGAACGCCCGTGCCCCAAGGCAGCCTCAAGGTCATAAACGGGCATATTCTCCACTCTCAGGGTTCTGCCCTTGCCGTATGGCGTTCAACCATCGCTTTAGCAGCCCGATTTGCAGGGGCAAAGCCCCTAGATGGGCCAGTAGGCGTGGATGTGACCTTTAGGGTTCGCCGCCCCAAGACTGTCAAGCGTGAATACCCAAGCGTAGCTCCAGACTTAGACAAGTATTTACGCGCGTTTTGCGATTCGGTTTCGGGCATCTGCTTCAACGATGACTCTCAGGTTGTGGATATCAAGGCTAGAAAGGTCTATTCCGACACACCGGGGGCAGATATAAAGGTTTTTCCCATAGGTGCTTGACTCCATAATCTATCCCGCGTAATCTTTGGGGTGTAGGGCAAGTTGCCCCACATACCTAATAACGGAGGTAAGAATGAATTGCACACTATGTAACAACAAAGTAGAAGTTTTAGCTCATACCAACAATCGTGAAATTTGCTTAATTTGCTTAGCAGAAATCACAAAGTATGCATTTAATTTTGGAAAATCTTTTGAGTCTGTGTTAGCTCGCCGATTTCAAAAGGTAGGTGCATAAATGAAATTAACCGCAACTGACTTCGATCAACTCACAGTTAATTCAACTAATTGGGCAAGCACTCTTAAAGCGTGGAAAAAGCAAGAAGGTCGCTTTGAAACCCTAGATGACTCAACTGACTTGGACTACACATTCTTTCGCGCTTATTGGCTAGAAGGTTATCCAAGCGTTCTCTTTGCCAAGGCGTTCCTTGAAGCCCTGAATTATGATTACAAGGTTCTTTTTGATACCGCCGATTCACTTTATGTCATTACTACTAACTATGGAGGCGAACTCAAGTGATTTTATTTGGAGTTTTCTGTTATGTCATTACCGCTGCGCTGATCTTTTGGCTATGGATGGAACGCCACTAATGAACTGCGTATGGTGTGGAACCAAAGGCGGGTTTGCCAATATGTTAATTCTTCATATTGTTCGCGCCGAAGAACTTTCTAATATCGCCGAGTGCGAATGGTGTTCACTAAAAATTGAAGTTTCTTTTATGAAGGAGGCATAATG